GGCAGGTTTATTAAATTACACTAAGTCACTGCCTGAATACCAACGGGAACTGTCACCACTTAACAAGTTCAGCTACTACTTCACCAATCAAAATGGTGGCCGTGTTTACGGCAGTGGCTTCAACGAGGAAGGATTCCTTGTTACGCCGCAAGGGTTGCAGGATCTTGCAACCGGCAGTGAGGTTTCAGTAGAGAGTATTGCCGACAGCAATGTACCAATTGATGAAATTAGCTTCCCGACGTTTTACGACGAGATCACTGCAAACAAGCTGAACGTCAACACTGAACTCAACCTCGGTAGCTCGGTGGTGCGTGGCACCCCCAGCTGGGAGGCGGGGGTTTTGCCGTTGGCCAACACGGAAGCTCCCGGCATTGTTGAGCTGGCAAACAACACAGAGGCGCTAGCACGATTGCGTAGCGACCTAGCGCTGACTCCCGCCTCGATTGATGCAACCATCAACTTGTTGACGGCGGCCATTGCAGCCGTAATACCTGATCAGACAGGTAAGGCTGGCCAGTCTCTTCAGACCAATGGAACAACGGTCTTATGGGCTCCTGGGGTAAGCCCTGGCGCCATCATGTACTGGCCGACGTCAACAGTACCGACTGGCTGGCTTAAGGCCAACGGAGCGGCAATATCTCGATCGGTCTATTCAGCTTTGTTTGCCACGATTGGCACAACGTATGGAGTTGGAGATGCCAGTACAACATTTAACCTGCCTGATTACCGCGGTGAGTTTCTTAGGGGCTGGGACGACGGACGAGGACTAGACGCCTCACGCGCACTTGGCTCAATGCAAACACAGGACTATCAAAGTCATAATCACCCTATTACCGACGTTACGCACGTACATCCCTATTTTCAACCCACAGCAGGAGGGGCTCAAGAAGACAGCACAATAGACAACTTTATTTACCGGCAAACTGCTAACACTTCGCCGGCTTTGACCGGGATAAATCAGACCAATGCAGCCGGCGGCACGGAAACCCGCCCCCGCAACGTTGCTGTTTTGCTCCTCATCAAATACTAAGTCATGAAAATCTTTCACTACCACTCGGGAACCGGCGTTTATCTAGGTTCCGGCCTAGCCGATGAATCACCACTGGAGCCCGGCGTATGGCTGGTGCCTGCAAATGCCACCAGCACAGCGCCCCCCAAGGCTCAGGCCGGCAAACAGCAAGTCTGGATTAATGGCACCTGGACGTCGCAACCCATTCCCGAGCCCGAACCAGAGCCCATAGCACCCCCCACGCCTGAGCCCCTACCCGCCCTAACCCCTGCTGAGAAGCTGGCATCAATTGGTCTATCGGTAGAGGAGTTGCGTCAGTTATTGAGCGACTAGGGCGACGTCAAAGCCGAGCCCGAGGCCAAAGCAGCTCAGGACAGCCAGACGCCCCTAAGCGGTCAGCGTGGGTAGGATTACAAGGTAACCCCCCTGCCGCGATGATCGAACTCCTTGCAGCAGTGGCGGGGGCCTCATTATCTTGGGCGGCGATGGGAGCCATGGGCTTTTCCCGCCGCAACGACGAAGCGAGAGAGGCCGTTATCCGCCTCACCTCCGCCGTGGAGCACATCGCCACCCAGCTCGAAATCCTCCACACCGACATGCGCGACGAGCGAAAAGAGACCTTCGGCCGGCTCAACGGCGTCGAACAGCGCGTCAGCAAGCTGGAAGCCACTCCCCTCTGGGACGGCAGCAACAAGCGGCAATGACCACCACACCCACCGAGCGCAGCTACCTAATTCGCTGTTTGGTGGCGTTGCTAGCAACCGGCATCACCATCGGCGGCATTGACCTAGCGGTGTGCCGAGTCCGCACCCCAATCAACTGCGATCCCCAGTCATCCGCCGTTTATGCTGCAGTAGGTGCAGCCGCCGGCTGGATCGGTGGTCTTCTAGTCCCCACTAAGCCATGAACAGCATCTTCCGCACCATCGCACTAGAGCTGGGACGCACCCTGCTCAAGCTCGCCGTTGATCGCGCCCTTCGCAAACAGCTGCCCGCGATCTTCGCCCGGCTCGATATGGAGCTGCCCTTCCTGCTGATCAATCACGCCCAGCCCCTAGCGGTGCAAGCCGTCGTCACTGACGCCATCGAGGAGAAGCTCGGCCGCACTGCTACCGCCACCCAGGTGAGCACCGTGCTGGGCCTATACGACCCCATCAAGGCCGCCCTCCGCAATATCAGGCGATGACCTACGCCACCGTCCGATCTGCCGCTGAGCACATCGCCCGCGCTGGCAAGATCACGCCGCACCAGCTGGCGGCATTGACTGCGCACGATGAGTCGCTCACCGATCTGCAGCGCCAAGAGATCACCGAGCTGTGGAGGGCGGCAGGAAGCCCCGCAGCTCAGCAGCCCGACCCGATCTATCTCGCACCAGGGCAGAAGATCATCAGGGCCTTCGAAAACTGCAAGCTGGCGGCCTACAAATGCCCAGCAGGAATCTGGACTATTGGATGGGGAGCCACCATCGTCAACGGTGCAGCAGTGCGCGAAGGCGACACGATCAGCCAGGCCTTGGCCGATGAGCTGCTGCGGGCTGAGATCCTGCGCATAGCTGCTGAGCTGCACCAGATCATTCCAGCCACTGCCAAGTGGGGTGGCAACCAGCAGGCAGCGCTGACAAGCTGGGCTTACAACGTGGGCCTGGGTGCTGTGAAGGACAGCACGCTGCGCAAGCGCATCAATGCTGGTGAAGGCGGGCCAGTGGTGATCCCGCAGGAGCTGCCTAAGTGGGACAAGGCCAATGGCCAGGCGCTTGCCGGCTTGACACGTCGCCGCGCTGCCGAAGTCGCGCTGTTCACTGGTACGACCACGCCCCCACTGCCCCTACAACAAGGCGTCCTGCTTAACGTCCCCTACGAAGCCCAGAACGACAACGCCTCGGGCACCGGCTACCGCGAATGCTTCAGCTCCAGCGCAGCAATGGTGGCCCGCTACTACGGCAAGATCACTAGCGACGACGCCTACAACAAGTTTCGTGCGAAATACGGCGACACCACCGATTCCACAGCGCAGGTAACCGCCCTCAAGGCCCTCGGCCTCAACGCCCGCTTCATCACCAACTGCACCGCCGCGCAGCTTCAAGCCGAGCTAGACGCCGGCCGCCCGGTAATGGTCGGCTGGCTCCACAAAGGCCCCGTCACCGCCCCAACAGGCGGCGGCCACTGGTCCGTAGTCATCGGCTACACCCCCACGGCCTTCATTCACAACGACCCCAACGGCGAGGCCAACCTCGTCCAAGGCGGCTACGTAAATACCACCAAAGGCAAAGCTGTCACCTACAGCCGCGCCAACTGGCTCAAGCGCTGGCTAGTCGAGGGGCCGACTAGCGGCTGGGCCCTGCTCGTAAGCCGCTAAGCTTCGCCGCAGCGCGACTTAGCCGCGCAGCAGCGCCGCCCGCTGCACCCATTAGCGCACCGCAACGCCTCCAGCTTCCACTCGGCCTGCCACCGCTGCTCATGGCAGAAGACCATGCCGACCCCGTGGACGCAGTAGAGCAGCCTCCCACCGTCCAACGTGCTCACCGTCATGTAGGGGCAGGGCGACGTAGGCTCGGTCAAGCGTGTACCTATTTCCATGGTTCCCGAGCTTCCCCTGGCTAGGCAGTTGGAGTGCGAACTGAAGGTGCGGTCTCTGCAGGATAACGGGCTGAAGGAGCCGCAGGCCCTCCTCAACCTTGCCATCTCCCTGGTCCGCCAGAACTACAACCTAGAGCACGCGGTCCTCACTTCCCTGGCCCGCATCGGCCACTTGCAGGTCGAGCTAGCCCTCGCCTCCGACCCTGGCTCGCTGCCCCCTATAGACCAGCGCTACTACGACATGACTAAGCAGGTGCTGGATAGTATTACGCCTACGCTTTACGACTAGGCCGCGCTAAGCGGTGTCACCTAGGGGTACACTACGCTTACCCCCACGCAAATTATGATCTTACCCGACACCGAGATACGTCACCTATGCGAAGAGTACAACATGGTGGTGGGGTGGGACCACGACCTACTTAATCCGGCAAGCCTCGACGTACGCCTAGGCCCCGACCTGTTAATCGAGAGACACGACACACCGGAAATGCGCCCATACAGCATTAGCAAAACCACGGTCGAATGCCCCTACCTGCTTGGCCCCCGCGAGTTCGTACTAGGTCACACCGTCGAACTGTTCAACATCCCGAGCGATATTTGCGCTCGCTTCATGCTGAAGTCCTCCCGCGCCCGCGAAGGCCTCGAACACCTTCT